CGCACGATCAGGAACGTCTTGCCCGAGCGCGACCCGCCGAACAGCATCGCGTGCATGGCTCCGCCCGCCAGGAGGGCGTTGGCCCTGACCTGGTCGGCGGTGAGCTGGAACATCAGTGCTGCCGGAGGGCCGATGCGGTGGGGTTGAGCCGGAAGCCGCCTTCGGGCGCCTTGGCCTGCTCGATGAAGCACGCGCGGATCGTGTTGGCGGCGTTGCGCGCGGCGTTCTCGAGGTCGGTCTCGGCCTCGATCTCCATGATCGTGGCGCAGCGCTCGGCCACCAACTCGATCAGGCGCGTCATGCGCTGGCCCTGAGGTTGGCGCGCCGCGTCCTCGATGAACTCGGCGATCAATCGTTCGTTCATAGGTCTGCGTCCGTGGGTGCGCCGGCGATCACGACCGGGCCGCCATCCCTGCCGGTGATCTCCTGCTGAATCTTCGTTCCGTACTTCTTCGGTGCCCGGCGCTCGGCGCGCCACTGCATCGAAGACAGCGCCACTTTGGCGCGCTGGGCGTCAATCGGGTTCTTGGCGCGCATGAGCCTGCCCTCGATCTCGGCCATCTCTTCTTCGATCGAATCGGCCTGCGCTACGTAGGCCGCAGAGTAAGCCTTGCGGAACTCCTCGCGGTGGTTCAGCCATTGGCAAACCGTCTCGCGCGAGGGCATGCCAGGCCGCTTGCAGACGTTGCGCAGGCTCATGCCGCCGGCGATGAGCTCGCAGATCTCGTCGACGAGCTTCTGCGAGAACTTCGAATGCGCGGCCATGCTCAGACTCCCGAGCGCGCCCCGAACCGTAACATCGGCTGGCCACGCCAAGCCATGCGCAGGCATGTGCGCTGTACATCGTCGTACGCGGGCCGGTAGACGCGCCCCAGCACGAAGTAGACCTCGAGGGGCCAGAGCTTGAGGTGCAGCAGCATGGTCAGCCCGCGCAGGCCAGCGCCATCGCCGGCGAAGCAAGTGCCGCGTGCAGCTTCTGCTCGAAGTCCATCTCCTCGCGCTCCATCACGCCGACGATGTCCTTGTCCTGCAGGATCGCATACGTCACGCCGTCTTCGCGGTACTCGGGGAAGTTGAACTCGCCCCACAGCACCACATCGCCGGGCTTGAGCTGCTCCTGGTCTACATCCTCGCCCACTGCGATCACGGTGCCGCGGCGGCCAAGCTGCTCTTGACTGTCGGCGCGGCGCTTACCAGAAGCGACGAGGATGCCCGAAGCGGTGACGTCATCGCGCACCGGGTCGGGCAGGACTTGGATTCGGTCGCGGAGAAGGCTGAGCGGCATGGCGTTGGACAGGTTGCTTGCGTGGAGGGACGAGAGACTTGAGCGCGGGCATGGCGGGGATTCCTCAAGGTTGCCGGCCCATCGGACTCACGCGCGCTGGGAGCGCACGCTGGGCAGCTGCCGTTCGCTGCCTCGCTCGGCGAAGGACGGGCAGCGCACCCCATGTCGCGCCTGCGCTGCTCTCCCGATTGGCGAAGCCCCGGCCGAGCTGCCGGGTGAAGTTGGAACGAAAAAGCCCGCGCTGATTGCTCAGCGCGGGCTTCCGATCGGCCATGCGGCGGCCGACGGAGCGCACTGTAGCACTTCTGCTCGGCGGTCTGCAACCAGGGATCATTCCATCAGTCCCGCGCTGATCAGGCGCAGCGTCAGCCATTGGCGCGCATGCGCGATGACACGGTCACGCTCGGCAGGGAACTGCGGCAACCGGGGTGAGGTGAAGGCCGATGTACCCAAGCAGAGCGCCCGCGCGATGACGTAGACCGCCGACCGGTAGGGTTCGGCCATGTTGTCGACGTTGGACTGCATCGCGCGCATGGCAACGTCCTCCTCGTCGTCGTACAGCGCCCCGTTGACATCGTCGTATTGACGGCTGGCAATGTAGTCGCCCACAACAAGCGATCGCCCGGCGTGCCCGCGAGTAGTGCTGCTCTGCTGCGTCTGCCAGTGGTGCCAGCGAGACAGTAAGTCGTCCAGCGCCGCAGAGCGCTGCTCCTGGAGAAGCTTCTGCCACACAGTCGAGGGGAGGCGATTCATCACGCGTCGACCTCGCGCGCTTGGTCAGGGTTTCCCATGATCGGCTCCGATGCCCTGCGCACATCGACGCTGTAGCCGACATGGCGGTTGAAGATGACGCGCCACGGCGCACGCACTTCCCAGGCAGGATCCCAGCGGCGCTGCAGGGCCTTCAAGACCCGTTCGCGGCGCAGGTAGGCGAATACGGCACCCTCGTCCAATGCGGCCTGACAAGCGCGGGCGATCATGCGAGGGGTCAGCAAGTCCGTCATAGGGATGCCCTTCACGATTGCTCCTCCCCATGACGGCCAGGCGCCCTGCGGTAGACGTGAGCCGCCTCGATCTCCCCCGCCTTCTTCATGTGGTGCAAGACGTTTGAGACGGTTTCAGGGTTCGCGTCGAACTTCAGCGCGATGTCCATGCGAGTCAGTTCCTCGCCTGGGTTCGCCTTGAAGAACTCGCGGAGCTTGTTGGCCAATCCGGTTTTCTTGGGCATCACGCTGCCTCCCCAATGTCGAATGCCAGCTGCGCCGCGGGCGCCGCAGCGGCGGCGACGATGGGCACGATCTCGACGTACACGCCCGGCTGCTCGCGGTAGCGCTTCTTCAGGTCGAGGTCGACGACCTGGACGTCATCGCGCCAGACCACGGTGTTGCACGCGTCGAAGACGGCCTTGACGACGTTGTCCGTGTCCGGCTTCGAGGTCGGGAGCACCTCGTCGGCCAGCGCCATGCGCTTTTTCTTGCCCGACCAGCTCTCGGGCACCTGGCAGGCGATGAACAGGCGCACCGCCACCGGCCCCTCGATGAGGGCGCGACCAGCTTCGACCATCGCCATCTGCGCCTGCAGCGCGATGAAGCCCTCGTAGGCCACCGTCTTCTGCGGCGTGAACATGCGAGCGTGGCCACCGATGGTGCCCACGCGCGGGCGGCCCTTGCCCTGCGGCTGGCCAGGCACCGCGAACCGAATCGAGCCGACGCCCCGGGCGAGGCGCTCAGCGCCGACGCCTTGAGCCGTTCCACGTGAATCTGTGTCCGTCATAAATGTCCCTTTAGCCTCAAAAAATGTCCCCGGTCTTTTTGTCTCTGTATCCCTGCTGCTCCCCTTACGGGTCGCAGGGGTGAGGTTGTTTACCGGGATACAGAGAACCCCATACCCCCCCTACCCCCCCTTTCCCCTTGGAGGCTGCACGCTTTGTCCCTTGTCCCTTCGAAAATGTCCCCGCACGTCGTTTTCATGTCCCCGCCTTCGGCCGCGGGGTGGGCGCCGCGCCTGGCCTATCCGGCGTCCTTGAAGAGGCAGACCACGTAGCCTTCGGCCACGTCCATCAGGCCGCCCTGGATGAGCGCTTGCTTGGCGCGCTGGTAGGCCTTCTTGCGGGCGTCGGGGTTGTCGGCGTTGCACTGCTTCATGAACTCGGTGCGCACCTCGGACTCGAGGCTGCCGTTCTGCAGCAGGCTGAGCAGCAGGTGGTTGTTGCCGCCGCGGCCGGCCTTCTTCTCGGCCTTCATGGCCTGGTGCAGGTCGTCGGCGCTGGCGATGTGGCGCGCCACCAGGCTCTTGACCTCGTCGCCGTCGCCGTCGGTGCCCAGCCGGTATGGCGTCAGGCTGAAGGTGGTGTCCTGGAAGGTGTCGCCGTCCTTTTGCTTCAGGCACGACAGCGTGGCGATCATCTCCTTCTCGTCGCGGTGCACGCCCAGCATGTAGCCCAGGTTCGCGCGCATCGCGCTCGAGCCGCGCGGCCGCTCGGTGACGTTGTGGCCGGTGTGGTGCAGGATCAGCACCGCGCAGCCCCAGGCCTCGCGGATCGCGGCGCCCAGCGCGCGGAAGTAGCCGGCGACATCGGCGGCCGAGTTCTCCTCGCCGGCGAAGGTCTGGCTCATGGTGTCGACGATGACCAGGCGCGGCTTGATCTTGCGCGCGTTGGCGGCCTCGGCGACGCGGCGCGCGTCCTGGGTCAGGTCGATGGCCACGGGCACGACGTGGATGGGCGCGCGCTCGTAGTGCAGCCGGCGGGCCTTGTGCCAGGCGCAGAACCTGTTGTACAGGCCCGTGCCGCCCTCGGCGGCGATGTACAGGACGTCGCCCTGCTGCGTGCGTCGACCCAGCCAGTTCAGCCCGTGCGCGACGTGGCCGGCCAAGTCGACGGCCAGGAACGACTTGAACGTCCCGGAGGCGCCGAACAGCATGCCCACATCGTCAGCTGGGATCGCGTGCTTGACCAGCCAGCTGACGGCGTGCGCGCGCTCGCGCAGCTCGCCCAGCGTGAGCAGCGGCACGCCGGCCACGCCGAGCTTGCGCTCTTCCGCGAGCCGCCCGATCACCGCCTTGGCGTCGGCCAGGATGTCGGCCGCCGGCTCGTTCTTGAAGGCGCGCGTGGCGGCCTGGTCGGCCAAGCCGATGATCTGGCGCAGGTTGCTGCGCTCGACCACGATCTCGGCGTAGCGCCGCACGTTCGAGGCGCTGGGCACCGACTGCGCCAGCTGGTCCAGGTAGACCAGGCCGCCGGCGTCCTCGAGGTTGCCGTCGCGCTGCAGGCGCTCGAAGGTGCTGATGATGTCGACAGGGATACCCTCGCCCACCAGCGTGGCGATGGTGTCGTAGATGACCTTGTGCGAGCGCGCGTAGAAGTCGCCCGTCGCCAAGATGTCGGAGACCTTGGCCAGGTGCGACGGGTCAAGCAGCAGCGCGCCCAGCAGCGCCTGCTCCGATTCGGTTGACTTCGGAGGCGGCCGCAGTCGGGCGACCTCCTCGTCCAGGGAAGTGTCTGAAGGCGGAAACTCGCCTGGGGCGTTCACGTGGTGCGATCCCTTGAGGTTGTGGAGGTCGAGGGCGTCACCCACCGCCGGGCTCGCCTGAGGGGGGTGCCAGCGGCGCCTGGATGGCGAGGTGCTGGGCGAGCAGCTGTTCGGAGACTTCGCGCGAGTTCAGGCCCGCGGCTTTCAGCGCGTCCAGGTCGATGCCGCCGCCCGGCAGCACAGGCACCAGGAACGCAGGAGCGCGCGCTCTCTCGATGCGGACGAGCTCGTCGATGATTGGCTGGGCGCGGGCAGCGAACTCGCGCTGGAGTGCCGCGAGCAATGCGCGCAGCTCGCGCCTGCGGCATTCGTCGGGCGCCGGCGCATCGCGCCACTCGAAGTCGGCGCGGGTCATACCGCATCCCCGGGGAACCAGTTGTTCCTGCGGGTCACCAGCCGTGGCGCGGTCCGCGCATCGACGACGCTGTGCACGAACGGGTCGGCATCCTGCTTGCGCGCCGGATCGGCCAAGCGAGCGCGCGACTCGCGCTTGTACAGCGCGATGCACGGCTTGCAGGTGCAGTGGTAACCGGCGCTCTTGCCCTTGGCCGGGCTGAACTGCGACACCGGCCACCAGAAGCGGCAGCGGCTGCAGCGGCGCTCGAGGACGCCGGCGCGTGTGCGCATGGTGGCGGAGGTAGTCATGCGACCTCGCGAATCGGTGAGGGCAGCCACGCGAGCGTCTCGTCGGTCGCGTCGTCGCCGGGGTCGCGGATCGGGCGCAGGAAGGCGTCCGGAACAGCGAAGCGCCGACCCTTCTTGCCGGTGTGAGCTAGCGTGAGCGGCGTCGAGCACTCCACAATCCATACCGGCTGCTCGCCGATCAGGCCGACAGCCGGATAGAAACCAGGGCGGCCGGCGTGGAGCACCGTGACGATGGAGTCGAGCGAACGCGGCTCTTGCGGCGCCATCTTCACGATGCGCGCGAGATCTCCAGGCTTGCAGTTCATGCCGCCACCCTCCCCGCCTGCAGCTCCTCCAGCACCGTGAACTTCGCATTGCGCGCGAGCCACTGGCTGATCGCCGAGTTCTTGAGGCATTTCTCGACCGCCGCGACCCGTTCGGCCGGGAGGCTACGGCGGGTGGGCTTGTCGCACTCGATGAAGTAGTCCGTGCAGTGCTGGCGCGTGATGCCGACCTCGCGCGCGATGTCGACGGGCTTCAGCGCCGGCCGCTCGCGCCGCGCGATCCACAGCGCCAGCCGAACGGCCTGGCGGTAGGACTTGGCGTGTTGGAGCACGTGGTAGGGGACGATCGGTGGACCGTCGATGCGGGTGAGCAGCGGGAATTCCCGCTGTAGGTGGGTGAATTCCAAGGCTGGCCCCTTGAGAAATGACGATGGCTGCACCGGTTGCAGCACCGGTTGCGAGAGGACGAAAGTGAAGGCATGGATGCCCAGCACCTGCTCGCCTTTCTGAGACGCCCCAACGGGCGCGCTGATGCCCTCAGGGGCCAGCCCGAAGGCTCCCGCTTGCTGGCGAAGGGACGTCTCAGAAAGGAAGCGAATGACGGACGACGAATGGGCCCGCGCCGCGGTCGCTGCACTGCTGCAGCGGCTGCTCTCGCAAGCCGGAGCCCGCAAGCGATGAACCGCGCACCCCACGACGAGCGCGTCGATCAGCAGCGCCGAGCCGTAGACGGCGATGACGAGCCAGTTGAGGCGGCGGTGGCACATGGGAGTGCCTCAGGCCGCTTTCGGCTCGGCCTCGACTTCGAACGGGAGCGGCTCCAGGCCGTACACCTGATCGAGCGTGATCGCGAGATCCTTCTCGCGCGCGAACGCGACGAGCAGTCGTGCGGCATCCGGCTGGATCTCCTGCACCCCCCGCTCGATGAAGGACACGTTGCCCTGCGAGACGCCGAGGGCGGTCGCGAGCTCGGCCTGCTTGACGCCCAGGCGTTGGCGGATGGCGCGAACGGTGTTCATGCCTAGATATTAGTCCGACTACTCAGTCAATGCAACAGTCGGACTACTTGAGACGAAATTAGCTGCACTCATAGACTGCGATGCCAATGCCTGCCAAGACCCTTTCCCCTCACCAGCTCGCCGAGGCCGTGGAGCTGGCCATGCTGTTCAAGATGCACCAGCATCGCGAGAAGGAGGCCGGCCGCGAGTGGACGCAGGAGGCGCTCGCCGCGAAGCTGGGTTTGAACCAAAGCGCGCTGAACCAGTACCTAACGGGGCGCATCCCGCTTAACGCGGACTTCGTGCTGCGGGTCTCGGAGTTGCTGGGGCGGCCGCCACGCGAGATCAGCCCGCTCGTGACGCTCGAGCAGGCCGAGTTCCAAGCGCGCTGGGCGCGCGCGAGCGGCGAGTCGCGACCGACGGTCTCCGACCAGGCCGCTCAGGCCGCGGCGGACTTCGACTCGGCACCCCCCGAGATGCGGGACATCCTCGCTGCCCACTGGGAGAACGTGCTCAACCTCCTGCGGCGCGGCCTGGACGTCAGCGTCAGCGCCTCGCGGCCCGCGGGGGCGGCGGCGCGCGCCGCGCACGCGCCCAAGACAGGGCGTCGCTCATCGCCGTGAAGACGGACTGCACGATCCCATGCTGAGCCCAGCGAGGAGCGCGCGAGTCGAAGAAATCGAGGTGCTCGGGCGTCGTCACGACGGCCATCTGCATCTCGGGGCGGTAGTGCCAGCGCGCGGCTGCCTTGAAGGATTGCTCCCACTTCGCCGCGGTCAAAGCGAACCGTGCGCTGCGGAAGTCGAAGACGATGGCGCGCTCGGGGCGCGCCTCCCACGCGGCGCGCACTCCGGCGCCGAGCAACAGCAATTCGTCCAGGGAAAGTGCGCCCTTGGGCGTCACGAGAAGCACGCCGTCCGCGTGCGTGATGTCGGCCACCATGGCTCGATCCCTCTCTGCTCTCTTGCCCGAGTTCGGCCCATCCGACTCGGTGATGCTCATCATTGCGGCGCGCTGGCTCAATCGATGAGCTACCTTGCCAGCACCTGAACCTGACCACCAACGGGAGGAAGTACTTCATGAAATTCGCACCCATTGCGGCCCTGGCGCTGCTGGCCGGCTGCGCCTCGAGCGGCGTGATTCCCACCGGCCCGGACACCTACATGATCACGAAGAAGGGCGCCGGCGGAGTGTTCACCAACGGGAACGCGGTGCTGGGCGACCTCTACATCGAGGCGAACGACTACTGCAAGCAGCGCGGCCAGGTCGTCGAGACCGTCAACACCAACGCGCAGAACGCGATTCCCTTCGCTCGCGTGCCGAACGCGAAGCTGGACTTCAAATGCGTACCGGCCGCCGCCGCGGCCGCTGCTTCAGCGCCCTGACCGGTTCCCTGCCCGCCGCGAGCGGGCAACTTTTTCGCGGCGCTTATCAGTCCGACTGTTGACACGTTAAACCAGTCGTCCTAATATTCCTCCACTGCCCAACAAGACGTCGCACCCCGCGGCGCCAGGCAGCAGGAGGACGAGATGACCGCTCTCGACATGCTGGAGCAGACGACGCGTCGCATCGCAGCGCGCGCCGCGCGCCAGCCCGATGACCTGGAGCTCTCGCAGCTGGCGCTGAACCTGCAGCACGACGTCGCGGCGCTGCGCACGCAGGAGTACCACCGCGCGCCGGTGCGCGGCCGCGAGGAGCTGGACGGCATGCTGATGCTGGATCTGCGCCCCGAGGGCGCGCCGGCGCTGACGTTCGAACGCGCGCGGGTGGCCGCATGAACTGCCGCCCCGGAATCCTGGCGTTCATCGTCGACCTCCCCGATGCCTTCGGCATCAACGGCCGCGTCGTCAAACTGGCCGACGCGCCGGCGTTCGAGTTCGCGGGCCTGCCGCATTGGCGCCTCGAAGAGCGCCTGAACATCAACCTGCGCAGAAGCGGCTTCAACAAGGTCACCGGCGAGCTCCTGATTGCGGGCGATCACTACTGGACCAACGAAATCCCGGACCGCAACCTGCGCCCGATCGGCAAGCCGGGCGACGTCAGCGACGACGCTGTCGACGAGATGGTGCGCGGCGTCAGCTGCGAGGTGACGCGCACTGGCGAGGTGGCCCATGGCTGACGCGAAGCACACGCCGACCTTTGGCCCGGTCTTCGATTCGACCGGCAAGCTCATGGCCTCGGTCGCGCGTCTGGATGCGCCCGAGCAGTTCGTCATCGCCCACGACCGCAAGGGCTTCTTCAATGCGCGCTCCGGCTGCTGGGTCGCGGAGGAGGAGTTCGCCAGCCACTACGCCACGCAGCGCGAGGCATTCAAGGCAGCGACCTCTGAATTCGAGACGGACCTCACTGCGTTCCGCATCGCCAAGGCCACCGGGAGCGCCTCATGACGCGCCCCACCCTCCCCGCCTACTGCGGCGGCGCCGGCTGCACCCACGGCAGCACGCCCGCGGGCTGCGACTGCGGCCACCGCTGGGTCGTGCACCCTGACCTGCGCCGCGTCACGCTGACCGAGCTGGACGACGACACCGCCTTCCCGATCGAGCGCGAAATCCCGCCGCCGCAGGTACCGCGCCGGCCGCTGCTGCCGCCCACGCCCGCCGACCCGCTGCGCGGCAAGCGCTGGACGCGCGCGGGCGCGACCGCGGCGCTGGCGCTGATCGCCTTCGGCGTGCTGCTGTGGTGCTCGGCCAACCACGCCCACGGCGCCACGGCGCTGCTGATGGTCGGAGGTCGGTGATGCCCTACCGCTTCGCCTTCGACCCGCGCACGGACGATCCGCGGCCGCTAGCCGAGATCGCGCGCGCCAGCGCGATCCGCCAGGGCCTGGCCGAGCCCGAGCCCGAGCTCACCGACGACTACCTGGCGCGCAGCACCGTCTGCCCCGCGTGCCGCCTCTTCCATCCGATCGACGACGAGTGCGCGGCGCCGCCGCGGCACCACGTCGATTGATCACCACCCCGAGAAAGCCCACCATGAACCAGCCCCAGCTTGCGGCCGTCGCCGCCACCCAGACCCGCGAGGCCCCGGGCCCGCAGTCCGACTTCGACCGCCTGCTGCAGCAGACGTTCTCGCCGCGCGAGATCCTCGAAGGCGCGACCCTCGACAAGATGTACCAGGTCGCGGACTCGCTGGCCAACAGCCGCATCAGCGTGCCCGAGCACCTGCGCGGCAACGTGGGCGACTGCCTGGCCATCGTCACGCAGGCGATGCTCTGGAACATGAACCCGTTCGCGGTGGCGCAGAAGACGCACATCGTGAGCGGCCGGCTGGGCTACGAGGCGCAGCTGGTCAACGCGGTGCTGCAAAACAGCGGCGCCGTGCGCGGCCTGCCGGTCTACGAGTACCGCGGCGAGGGCGCGGGCCTGGAGTGCCGCGTCGGCTTCGTGCCCCGCGCCGGCGGCGACGTCGTCTTCGGCGAGTGGCTGCGCAGCCAGGACGTGACCACGAAGAACTCGCCGCTGTGGAAGACCAACCCGAAGCAGCAGCTCGGGTACCTGCAGATCAAGAACTGGGCCCGCGCGTTCGTGCCGGGCGCCATCCTGGGCGTCTACACGGTCGACGAGCTCGAGGATATGGGAGGCGGCGCGCCGCGCGTGCAGGCGGTGGGCGTGACCAGCGCCGCGCCCGCCGCCAACAGCGCAGCGGCGCCGGCGCCCGCCGCCCTGCCCGCCTACGACCAGGCCGCGTTCGACAAGAACCTGCCGCAGTGGACCGGCCTGGTGCTGTCGGGCCGCAAGTCCGCGCAGCAGGTGATCGACACGCTGACGGCCAAGGCGACGCTGACCGACGAGCAGGTCGCGCGCATCCGCGCGCTGACCCCGGCGCCCGCCGCGCCCGCGCCCGCCGCCGACAGCGCGGCCGCGCCGGCGCAGCCGCTCGACCCCAACGACCCGCCCTTCTGACCCGATACGCATTCCACGGGAGCAACCCACCATGCAATCGCACAACCTGATCCAGGGCACGCCCGAGTGGCTGGCCCACCGCCGCGAGCACTTCAACGCGAGCGACGCGCCCGCGATGATGAACGCGAGCCCCTACAAGACGCGCGCGGCGCTGCTGCGCGAGCTGTCGACGGGCATCGCGCCCGAGATCACCGACCAGCAGCAGTACCTGTTCGATCGCGGCCACCGCTTCGAGGGCGCCTCGCGCGGCGAGGCCGAGACGATCCTGGGCCAGGAGCTCTACCCGGTCGTGGGCAGCCTCGAGCGCCTGTCGGCGTCGTTCGACGGCCTGACGATGGCCGAGGACATCGCCTGGGAGCACAAGACGCTGAACAACGAGCTGCGCGCCTGCTTCCGCGACATGGAGACGATGGCGCCCGAGCATCGCGAGCGCTCGGCCGGCCGCTGCCTGCCGCTGCACCACCGCATCCAGATGGAGCAGCAGCTGCACATCAGTGGCGCCGAGAAGTGCCTGTTCACCGCGTCGCGCTGGTCGGACGACGGCGAGCTGCTCGAGGCCGCGCACTGCTGGTACTTCCCCGACGAGAAGCTGCGTGCCGAGATCCTCGCGGGCTGGGAGCAGTTCGAGCGCGACCTGGCCGGCTACACCGCGCCGCCGCCAGCGCCCGCCGTGGCCGAGGGCCGCGCGCCCGAGCTGCTGCCCGCGCTGCGCATCGAGATCCGCGGCGAGGTCATCGCCTCCAACCTGGCCGAGTTCAAGGCCACCGCGCTGGCCGCGATCCGCGGCGTCAACCGCCAGCTCACCACGGACCAGGACTTCGCCGACGCCGAGGCCGCGGTGAAGTGGTGCGCTGACGTCGAGTCGCGGCTGGAGGCGGCCAAGCAGCACGCGCTGTCGCAGACGTCGCCCATCGAGCAGCTTTTTCGCACCATCGACGACATCTCGGCCGAGGCCCGGCGCGTGCGCCTGGAGGTCGACAAGCTGGTCAAGACGCGCAAGGACGGCATCCGCGAGGACGTCGTGCGCGACGCCCGCCAGGCGCTCATGGCGCACGCCAGCACGCTGTCGCAGGAGATCGCGCCCATCGCCCTGAACATCACGGGCATCGGCGACTTCGCCGGCGCGATCAAGGGCAAGCGCACCGTGCAGACGCTGCGTGAGGCCTGCGACGCCGAGCTGGCGCGCGCCCGCGCGGCGGTCGAGACGCTGGCGCGCGGCATCCGCGGCAACCTGGCCACCCTGCGCGAGCTGGCGCCGGGCCGCGAGATCCTGTTCCCCGACCTCGCCTCGCTCGTCTACAAGGCGGCCGACGACTTCGCCGCCGCGGTGCGCCAGCGCATCGCCGATGCGGACGCGGCGCATGCGAAGCTGCAGGCGGAGGCCAAGGCGCGCGAGGAGGCGCGCGCGGCCGCTGCCGCGACTGCGGCCCAGGCTGCTCCGGCGCTCACGCCGGCCGCGCCTGCCGGTGTCATCGATCGCGGCGAGTCGCCGGCCGGCCAAGCGCTGATCGCCGCGGCTGCCCCCGTCGCCAACGAGCAGGCCACGCTGAAGCTGGGCACGGTCTGCGAGCGCCTGGGCCTGACGATGACCGCCGCCTTCGTCGAGACGACGCTGGGCATCCCGGCGGCCAAGACGGATCGCGCCGCCAAGCTGTACCGCGAGAGCGACTTCCCGCGGATCTGCGCGGCGCTGGTCGACCACATCCACCGCACCGCGGCGCGCGACTGGCGCGCGGCGGCCTGAGCCACCACGACCGAAAGACCGCCACCATGGACACCATCCGCCCCCGCAACCTGGGCCTCTGGTACGACGT